CCAGACGAGACAAGCTCGCTGATGTTGCGGCTGATGGTCTTCTGCGACTTTCCCTTGGCGAGGGGCATGATCATGTTCCCGCAAAGTAGGTCACGTTGATCTCCTGTCCCGTGCCGGGAGAGATCACCAGACCTGTGTTGAAGACCTGACCAAGGGGATACATCCCAGCGGTCGTCGGAACGGAGAATAGCTTGTTGCCCGCAGCGGTCGTGGTCGTGCTGGACGCATTGTAGATCGAGCCAGCGGCGCTACCGGCAACCACGACGCAGACATTGACCAGATAACCCCGGCCAGCAATCACAAGCGTGTCTCCAGTAACCGTGGCAGATGTCGCGTTGCCCTGCGCGCGCAGGATCGTCTGAGCCGTGTTGCTGAGAGCGACAACAGCGTTTTTCTGGGTAGTCAGGATGTCTGCAAGGCTAGCCATCAGAACTTACCATCCTGCTGGAATCGATACCTGATATTACCAAGACGCCAGAATGTGCCGATATCTTCACTTTCAATCTTGATTGAAACCAGCCTTCCCCTGAATCGAGGAGTGATGAATTTCACAGATTGAGTGAGAGTATATGGACCATAGGAAAGCGGAGTTTGGCCTGCATAGTCAGTAACATAGAATGTCAGCTTGATATTTGCGTCCTGAGTGCCGCCATAATATCCCCACTTCATGTCGGGCCAGATCTGATCAATGAACATCTTCACATCGGCTTCCGTCATAACGAAGTAGCCAGTTTGGAAGGACGAGACCATCGGAGAGCCATCAGCATCAGTCGATGTCTCATGCTGATAGATGTACTGATTGGGGGCGGCTCCAATCGGAGGACCAAGCACCGACTCGTTGATCCATGCGGTGCGTCCAAGCTCACCGTAATCCCACTCGTTCAGGATGACGTTGTACTTGACGTAGTGGCTGACCTCGCCGCCATTGCTATTCGTTGGGTAATACCAAGTGATCTCACCAAAACGACTGTTGGGGGCGATGCGGATCTTGTCTAGATTTGCAGTATCGAGATCCTGAAAGATCACATCCCAAATAGGACAACGGATCGGCTCGACGCCACCGCCAGCAAGACGGAAGAACTGGCTCTGTCCCATCCAGTAGACAACACCATTCATTGACCCGGCAGCCTTGCGACCAATCAAGCCGCAACCATTGCCGATCTCATTGAACTGATAGACATACGGAGGACCAACATACTGCATCGCCCAGACGCCAAGATCCGTCCAGATCAGTCCTTGTTGCGGACCCTGAATGCATTGAACGATGCGAGATCCCTTGGGAATGCGATACGAACCAGCCTGATTGGTGATCAGGGCGATCCAGCTATCGAAGTTGTTTACATCGCACCAGCGAATGAGCAGCGGATCGATGATTCCCGTGAACGTAGATCCCCATGCAATAATCTGTCGCTGCGGCATCGCCACAAACATTCCTTCATTTACCGAAGGAGCGTTGGCAATCGCCAATGCAATTTCAGCCCCACCAGCAGGAGACCAGTAGTAGATCGGCCCACCATAGGGACACGCGATAAGTATCTCGCCCCAATTATCCAATGTCCAATCGACCGCATTGATTGGAGTTCCGACATCAGGATCTGGAGGGGAGCCGCTTCCGTAACCTCCAACACCGTATCCGCCGACACCATATCCAGTTCCCGACGCAAGCGGACCGACTCCGTTCAGATACAGAAAATGTGCGTCTCCAGCGTTTTCATCGGCAGTCGCGGTAGAGCTTGCCTGAGCATTTACTGCGATTGAGAAAACACTTGAGGAGGCAACATCTGTGACGATGTAATTTCCGTAGATTGTTACTCCTCCTACTGAAGTGGCGACTAGGGCTGTAAAAGTATCTCCAATAACATAACCATGATCCGCAAGAGTTACATCTACGGTATTTGATCCGCTGGTAGTGTCATACTGAGGGACAGCCCCTCCGTTTGCTACAGTAGATGTGGCAAGAGCGGGGTCTCCAAGCTTATCCCTAGCTTCAATTGAATAACTTGTTGCTCCGATCGGAGTCACTTGATACTGACCAAAAAGCACAATCCCGCCAACGCTAACTTGTGTTTGAATATCAACAATATCGTATTTATCAACTGTAAAATTTGCATCTATGATTGTTACTGTGCTGCTTCCAGATGTAGTTGAGAAATCAACGGCGACATCTGATGTGACTGTCTGCGGAGTGATATCGATCTCTACTCCGCTATTGATGACCTCAAGTGCCTGCCCACCACCAGCCGCAATCCCCTCCGCGCCAACGGCAAGGTACGAATTGCTGTTGGTGTCCTCCCAAGCCCAGAGGCAGCGCACGATGCTGCCAATCGTGTCGGGGAAGAACTTCGTCCATCCACCGAGCTTCTGAACAAGACCGCCAAGCGTCCGATCAGGGATGAATCTGATCAACTGGCTATTGCTGATAGCAGCCTCGTTGAGGGCGGGAGTCTTGTTCTGATCGACGCCCGGCAGGAGCTTGAAGGATGCGTGTGGCATCTATCACCCCCGTGTCGGACTGGCCGTGACAGCCTGCGACTGCGACGACCAAGCAGCAGCCTCGAACTTCTTGCGGTTTTCCTCTGCCAACGCGCCCTTCAGAAGAACCTGATACTGGCTCTCATAGGTGACAGCCATCTGAGGATCATCGTTGGCGCGGCCAAAGTTTCGCTGATAGCCGGAAATGTAGATCATGCTAGCCATGATCATTAGATCGGGAAGATAGAGACTGATGAATGTCGTCGGATTGGCAGAGGAAAGGCTGGAAGGACGATAAGTTCCGACAATCTCGACCGTATATGCCGCATCAGGATACGGACCAAGGAGGAACGTATAATCATCAAACGGGCAGAAGTACTTTGGCGTCCCCCTGCTTGTAGAAACACCGTAAACCGCATCAAGGAATTCCTTGGTGCATGGAAGGAGCGGAACTCGCGTTCCAAGATCAGGATTGCTGGTCCCAGCGGGCGTAATCACATTGATCTGCTCTGGAACGACAAAGGTTCCAGCAGGAACAGCAATCTGTCTACTTCCGGCAACTGTTCCATAACTTGTATTTGCAATAGATGTAAATAGAAAATCAAGATCTCGATAAATCCTGTTTTCCGCATATGTGATCATCTGCGGAAGAATTGTCACAAATTCAGCGTTGGCTTCCTCGACAACTGCCAAGGTTGCGATCTGAGTGACGTACTGCGAGTAGGTAAGTCCGGTCGTCATTGGTGACTCCGTTTCCCCCTCACTTTAACACCTTCACGAAGCTGCGGATAGCTTCGCGTAGGCATCGGCAATCTTAACATCATACCCGTGCTGTGCATAGCCGGGGCCGTTGTAGCCCTTGGCAAAGGTCGCCCAGTCCTTGAATCGGAGCGGGCGGATCAGACCTGCGTTCTTGATGAAAAGACCCATCTGTCGAAGCTGGCTTGTCTCGGATTTGCAAGCTTCGTCAACCATGTCCTCAACAGACTCATGCCCGACCATCTTGAAATTGCTGCCCATGACCTGTCCAAGCCCCCAAGAGGTCGAGAGCAGGGCAGCATGTTCATCGATGGCGCAGGCCCGCATGATCTCGTCGTAGACCGCATCAGAACCCTTGGGATAGGGCTTCATGCCCCATGCCTTGTAGGCAAGACCCTCTTCAACGGCCCGCTTGTGAAGCTCAGGCTTGCTGAAGGTATGCTTGAAGAAGTAGTGCCTCTCGAACAGAGCCTTGGGACGCCCCTTGGCATCAAATCCCGAGCCAGCGGCTTCGACTGCAATCACAGCCCGAAAAGCAGCAGGCTCGATCTCCAGCATCTTGGCGACGCTGATGATCTCATCAAGCGTTGCCTTCCTTGCCTCACCCTGAAACGAACGCATCACTTCTGATTCCCTGCAAGAAGCTGAGTCTTCTGCTGACTGCTGGAAGACGAGCCAAAGTAGTATGCAATGACCTGCTCTGCCTTCGCACTTACAAATCCAATCAATGTACCTACAGTCGTAGCCATCAGCGGATCTTTCATGCCGTCCACATACCCCATGAGGACAAGAAAGACAGTTGCCATGAAGCCTGCCACGACGACAAAAGCCAGAACGCGCGGCATCCAGTCGCGAACCTGAGTCTCACGACGACGGGCGCTATCTCGATCCGAAGCGGCAATCTTTTCAAGATCGATATCCAGTTCACGCATCTGAACCGCGAAGTCGTTGTCAGCCTTCTTGAGAGCCAGCAACTGATCCGCAGAGGCATTGTTGATTGCCTTGGTTATATCGTCTTTGGACGTACCATCAGGCAGTCCAAGAGCATCAGCGATGACCTTGTATGCCATGCCTCCAATCGGACCGCCGACTGCGGTGGCGAGAGTAGGAGCCACAGCTCCGATGATTTTCATAAAGTCCATGATCAACCTTTCTTGTTCCAGAGATCGAAAAGAGCCTTCACTTTTTCTTCAATTACAAGAACCCTCTGATCGAGTTTAGCGAGAACTATTACAAGCGTGATAAATCCTACAGCAATAGGCCAAAGCTTAAGGACTGACTCAAGCGCATCCATCTTTGGTGACAATCACTTGTCGGCCTTGCTTTCGAGCCGATCAAAGATCTTCTCAAGCATTGCCTTGATCTCCTTGACGCTGTCGGCAAACTCATCCTTGCGAACGTAGCTCTTGGGAAGATCAACCTCGATCTCATGCAGATCGCGTCGCAGTTCCTTCACGGCCTCCCAGATCTGCCGGGAGAACCATCCAATACCGGCAAGGACGATGCCTATGCCGATGTTCATCAGCGACTGCATGTCCATGACACTACGCAACCTTCTCTCCGGGGCTTGCGATGTGATCTTCAATGTACTTCAGGTTCCCCCGAAGTCGAAGGTCATCAGGTGACTTCTCGACGGCAAGTCTTGCCTGCTCAAGCGAGATCTGAGTCATGCCCAACTGCCACGCAGAAACGCTGGCAAGATCATGCGGCCAATGTCCCCAGACATCCGGGTCACAGGTATAGACCAGAGCCTTGTCCTTGATCCGAAGGGCGCGCATGGAGAATGCGAAACACTCTTCCCAGCGGTTCTGGCGGTACATCAGCATGGCAAGTTCGCACCAAGGCTCCCTTGTGTCTGGAGCCTCTGCCGCTGCCCTGACGTACCAATGCTCTGCCTGCTTCTGGTCACCAATCTCGCTGTGTGCCTTGCCAAGGAGGCGCATGGCATAGCAACGCTCATTCGGCCACGTTGCGCCGGGCAGGTCTAGGTACTTGTGCAGGGCAGTAATAGCCTCGTCCCAGCGAGCGTGAAACGTCAGTTCCCGCGCATAGTAGAACCCGTTGCGAGGGCAATCCGGGTCTTCCTTGACCGATAGGGACAGGAGATCGAGATACTGTCCACGGCTCTTTGTCGGATCTGGGTGATGACTGACGAGGAGCTTCTCGGTCTGCGCCCACATTTCCTTGATGCGACCATCTGGCACAGGATACTCATGGCACGGGTGATGCCACATGTACCCATGACGAGCGTGGATCTTCTCGTACAGGAACTTGATCCCGCAGCCCCAGTCGAACATGTACCGTAGGCGAGTAGTCTCACCGAGCTTCCAGAGACGCTCGATCTCGTCTCGCCAACCCGGCTCCATGACCTCGTCTATGTCTAGGCTGATGCAGACATCGATATCGCGGGGGATCAGAGCCAGAGCGGCATTCCGCGCCAGATCGAATCGCCAAGGAGTGATGCAGATGTCATGGACCATGAGGTTGGCCTTGGCATCGATGGAGTTTTCCCTCCAGCGACGAGCCTCGCCAGCCGTATCATCCGTGCTTCCAGTATCGGCAATCAGGATCAGGTCGGCATCCTTGGCCGACTCGCAAAAGCGAGATACGAACTGCTGCTCGTTCTTGCTGATTGCGTAGACGCAAATCTTCATGTTTGCGGCGTCTCTTGGCTAGGAGAGGAAACGGGCGGAATGGACTGCCTGAGAGTTGCGATCTGCGACTCTATGTTGGCAAGCCAAGCCCTTCCCTCTTCAGTAAGAACCGCTTCCCTAAGCCTGCGAGGAGTAACGGATGCCTCTAGGTTCCTAATCTCATCAAGAGCAGTCGGGACATATGGGGCTGGTTCTGGAGCAGGATCTTCTGGCAGTTCAATTGCTCCAAATTCCACTCGCTCCGCAACAGTCATGGATCGTATCCAATTGGATGGATACTGGATCTCATCCATGACGAACGACTGGTCGATGCGGACGGTCTGGCCGTCGGGGAGAGAGAACCTCATCGTGCCCTCGCATATTTGAAGGGGTTTTCGGCAAATGCGGCGAAGATGTAGGTGACGCTACTGGAGTTCTTTTCTGGGTCCGTTGTTCTGAGCTTGAACCCGTTGGACAGGAAATCGACGTTCTGCGCCGATCCAACGCCTTCGGCATCGGCGCTATTCGGCTTCAGCCGTGCGTTCACCACGTTGGACGGATTGCGCGCAGAATCCTGCACCGACCAGTTCTCTACACCCGTGCTCTTTATGAGGACGTACCGAGGCCGGAATCCGCACCACACGAACGGCCCATCCGTCGAAGCGTTGCCGGTGTAGCTGCCAAACTTGGAGAAGCCTTCGATCTCGGACCAGAGGTAGGCGATGTAATTCTCTCCGCTGGTGTTCTGGTACGTCCCGACGGAGAAGACAGAAGAGGTTGGTGCCGTGCTGTTAAACATGGTGTTGTCAACAAGCTGACCATTGGTCGTTTCGAGACCAAGGTAGTAAGCCGCGCTTGTCAGGTTCTTATGGTAGACGGCCCATGTTCGTGCGGCACTTCTACTCCTTAGAATCATCATTGCGGGAGTAGACCCAAGAGCATGGCTGATTGTCTGACCAGCCACGCTATTTCCAGCGTAGGGAACAATATCAAAGCCCGGCGTGACGCCTTCCTTCCACGCCCAGTCCACATAGGTGGCGGTATTGGTGTTGAGCTGGGCCAACGAGCCGACCGTGTAGCCGTTGCTGTTGAAGGCCGTGAGGCCCGTAGTCTCTGTTGTCTCAATTGTGAGAGTATTGGACTCAAGCTGCTTCTGGACGCCTCGCACCGCATCGTAGAGGCCGTGGTCCGTAGCCGCGCTCCGGCTCTTGATCCACACGAAGTCCGGCTGAAACCCGAGAGAGGACACCGAAGCCGTCGCACCCGTGCCCGTGCGAAGGGTCGCGTCCATGTAGAGCGAACCCTTCTTGATGGAGGGCGTCGGGAGGTTGGCGGTGTTCA